GAGCATCATTGACTTTGAGGCTACGGCTATAGCTCCCTTGGCGAATGATGCGTGGATTGCACACAGCAACTGGCACGGTACGGGCTTGGTCAATGATAATGTCGTAAATGCCCATCTTCTGCACCACTTGGGCATTGGCCACGCTGGCCACGGCCTGCAAAGCATCGTAAATGGTGCGCTTGGTATCAAACACGCCGTTGAACTCATCGCCCCTAGTGGTGCAGGTGTCGGCGAACTCAACAAAGCTAGCAAGGTTTAGCTTACTTGCTGGCACTTTAGCACCATAAACCGTGTTGCGTAAGATGTCGGCCAGTATCCATGCGGGGTTAGCCGTGGCCGTGGGTGCGCTCCACGTCTCTGTGCCATCGTCATAAATAGGGAGCTTGCTGGTAGTAATCACGTTAAGCTTGCGGTCACTCCCTTGGCTAAGTTGGTTGCTAGCCTTAATCTTAATAGCAATGAGGGTTACATTGGGGTAAGTTTGGTCGTCAGGGATAAAGCCCCGCATACTTGCCCAGCTAGCCGAATCGCCAACAATGGTGTCGGGGTTTTCGTCGGACGTGCGTTTAACCCGCACTTCATAACGCCCACTGCTTACGCTGTAGTTGAGGGTCTTGCGAATGGGGGTAGGGTTGCCATTGGTTGTGGTATCCGTCCCTAGGGCAAACCATGAGCCTAGTGGTGCGCCAGCGTTGTCTATCAGCCTAGCCTCGGCTTGTATGGCCACACTAACAGGCACAAAACCACCTGTGCCAGTGTCCTGTTGCCATAACCCTTGGGGGAACACATAATCTAAGGCGATGCTGGTTACTACCGTACCCGATGGGGATGCAGGAAAGCCACCGCTCCACGTTGAGCCACTGGTTAGCTCAATACCACCCACAAGGGGGCTAGTGTACACATTGGAAGGGAATAGCGTTACAGGCTGGTTAGGCTCTACTATCTCAACGGTAACATCCTCAAACACGCCTGTTGAACCAGTGCCATCCTCCCATATCACTACGTTGCCAAGGCGAATCTCCTCAATGTCGTACTCACCAACGCCTAAGCAAAACAACTGGTAAAGGTATTCTTGCTCACTGCTAAACTCTTTGTAGGGGAAGCTGGCATAATCGGGGTAAATCAAGCTACGGCCATAAAGGCGTGGTATGGGCTGGCCAAGGCGAGCGGTGTTGCTTTGTGCGCCAATGCTATAGGTGGGGCTGGTCGTACCCCCTGCCCCATTGTCAAACGTGCCAGTCCCTGCTTTAGGTAGGTTGATTAACCCAACAACAATGCCACCAACGGCCAATATGCCAGCACTAAGGATAGCTGAACCTTGGGCTGATAAATAAGGGGCTAGGGGGGGAACTAAAACAGAGGCGGCAAAAAAAGCCAAGCCAGTTACAATACTTAATATGCTTTTAAAAACCTTGCCATCCATAGGCATCATTACGAAGCGCACTTCGTCACCTTCGTTAAGGGGGTTATCCCACTCATCCTTACTGCTTAGCCACATCTCGTCGTTGACGTAGCCATACATGGGGTAGCCCTTGGGGTTTACCCTGTCATGTAAATGTTGGAGGGTCTGCCCTGCCTCGGCCTCAATCTTGGTGACTAAGGCCAGTGGCGTTTCAATACTTACACTAACCTTGCCATTCATTGTAGCGTACTATCCTCCAATGGCCTGCCTTAAGGTCTAGGGGGCTTTGAAACGTCACCCCATGCCCACCAGCACAGTGTAACACCTTGCCACGGTCAACGGCTAGGTAAACGCCTATATGGTGTGGCAACTTACCCCTTGCCATCTCCACCAAGTCGCCATGTACAGGCTTGGCCTTGGCATCCTTTACCCGCCATTGGCTACGTGCGCCTGTGGTGCTAAACAAGTTAGCTAAGCTGGCCTCATCCATAGCGGGGCAGTCTATGCGGGGTAGGTCACGGCCAAAAAGGTGCTTCTGCACATACACTACCAGCCCCCAGCAATCAAAGAAGCCATCCTCGCCGTAGGTGTTAGCCATCCACCTAGCCCCAATCAAAGGGTTGACGATGTTTATAATGTCAAGCCTTTCTTCAGAACTTATCACGTTTGGGTTAGGCCTCTAAACTGGCTAGGTTGGTACACCACGCTAGGGAAGTTGCGGTTTACGATGTCGCCATAGTTGGCCACCAGCTCTACCGCTTGGTCGGTTACGTTAATGGATTGAGCGGTTTGGGTTAGTACCGTACTAGGCGTTGTTAGCTCTGTCAGCCAATACTCTCGGTAGGTTATGGTCAGGTCGGCTTGGGTGAGCATTAGGTCGTCAATGTATTGGCTAATCTGCCTTGCCACGTTGTCAATTCGTAGCTTACCAGCCTGTATAGCATCATCCGTTTGGCTTGGGGGGATGTACTCAAAGGGGCAGTACACAAACGTCACCGTCTCCCCTGCATCAAGTGGAGCATCCGCCTCTAGCCCTAGTTGCCAGCCAAACATATCCAACTCATCCACCGTACCAATGAGCGTACCCATGTCGTTGACGATGCGTATCGCCGTGGGGTCGCCTTCCTCGTCTAGTATGGCGGGGTGGCGAATCTCAAGCGTGGGTATCATCACATCATCTAGCACCGTGGCGGCGTAGCGTTTTTTTGTCTCTAGGGCTAATTCTTCGGCGGTTGGCATAGTTTATAGGTCAGCGTAGCGTGTGTTATCAGGGAACAAGGCTTGCAGTTGAGCTTTAGTGACATCGTACTGGGCAATAACCTCGGCGGTTGTTAATGCCCTACTGTAAACCATTATAAAAGCCACTGCTCCATTTACAGCCGATGGCGAGCCACTATCATCACTAAAGCCAATCCTAATTTTAACGGCTTCCGTATTTACCCGTGTACGATTCCGAGTTGTTAATGTCCCTGCGGTAGCTACATTTGTTCTAATTGGCGAAGAGCTTGCCTTTGGGTCGTATAAGATTCCGCTATCTGTTGCTGATGAGATTACACCCGCCGTAAATCTTAGGTTTTCAGAAGCAGCAGGGGCATCATAAATCAATGCGTTTCCACTACTTATGTGTGTTGAAGTACCACTTGTTCCCGTAGGATAGGTGAATGAATAGTCTCCTGTATTATTAACCCAGAGTATAGACCCATAATCAGCACTAGCAGGGTCATTGTTAAACTCACCTAATGTAAATGCTGAGGATGATACACTAGCATCATACATTCCGTGTACTGCTATGTAGGTTAGGTCTACTGGCTCTTCAATATCTGTTTCAAAACCGACCCCCCCACCTACAGCAGTCAAGCCAGTTTCAAGTACAGGTGAACCCACCTTTGTGAGGGCTGGTTTGCTCTCACCAGCGTGGTTACGAAGCCGTTGCTCCTCTGTGCCACTGGCCAGCCAGTAAGCACCTTCTAAATCATCGTAACTAAGGATTGTGGGGATAACACCAGCGTTGCTCAAATTGGTAAAATTGGCGTTTGGTAAACGGATTAAACTTGCCATGTGGCGGTCTCCTAAATTATGTTTTCACTAATAACGGCGTAATTGTCTAAACGGCGGGTAACAGTATCGGCTCCTGTGTACTGGTAAACATCACCTTGGCTGTCGCAAATGTTGCCACGTGGCCCCGTTTCTTTGTTAGCATGGTTGCTATCGCCTGTGCGCCCCCAGCCGTAAACAACCTTGTCACCAGCCACTACAGGCGAGCTTGTGGTAAGCCTTACCGTGTCATCACCCACAATGGCTACCCCTGTAATAATATCCCTTAAGGTGTTGGTGCTTGTGCGAATATCAAAGCCGCTGTTTCGGATAGTGGCAACCCAAGCCGTGTTAATCCGAATTGGTGAATGAACAAGGTCATAAACCACATCTACCGTTGTGTTACTACGCCTAAATACCCTCTTGGGCTTTAGGCAGGTGTTTGGGTTCTTATCCCAAACTGCACGTTTAGCAGCCAAGCCGTAGTAATACCCCATCATCCTGCTGCCTTCGTTGCTTAAATGCAGGTTGTCGGCTGCATATTCCAAACAATAGGCAGGTACGGCAATAAAAATATCACTAGAAACTAAAGATGCTTGTAGTTGAGCCACTGCAATAGTTGGTATTTCTTTACTATACCTTCTGTGAGCTGCAAGTTGATACATCACCATCGCTGGCCTAAAAGGTTGACTGGTAATTGAAGTGGCTAATGAACAGAAATCGTTTTGTAGGGCAAGTAATCTTTTGGTATATTCACGCTGATTTAAGTTCCCACTATAATCAGCTTCCCCTTGAGTCCATGTCCAAAAAGGCACGCTATGTGTTGCGCTAAGTAAGGTTGCAGCTTGGTGAGCTAAAGATAAATCGGTGGTAAGCCTTGTGTCCCAAAAACTAGATGGCGTTTCTTTTGAAAGTGCAAGGATGCTTCTCCCTCCCTGTCCGCTTGCGTAGCCAACAAAGCTTTTTGTATAATCAGAACCGCCTAAAAGGAGTGTTAAATAATTTAAAGTGCCACTTACAGGGCTTTCTCCTTCATCATCTAAATCTTGTTCCTCAAGAGCTATATAGTTTGGGCTGCGGCTTTCTGTAATGTTTACAGTCGCCACACCACCAACCAGCATTTTATTGTTATAATTTTCAACACTGTTGGCAGTAGTACTTAAAGCAGGTTGCGCTATAGCCCCTAGAGATAGTGACTGGCCGTAGCTTGGCACACTCATGTAGTCACTCTCAACCATTGCGTTAGGTAACATCGTTACCCAAGCGGGTGTTTCATCCACCACTGTTGAGCCTGTACCTGCTGTAATGCCTTCAATCGTCACCTCGCCCTCGTTGGTAACGCTGGCTAGTATCCGCCCAAGGGTATCTGTAACCACCAAGGCTAAGCCTACTGCGTTTGATTGGCCAAACTCAATGCCGTTAATCGTGGCGTGGCCAGTGCTTGCAATCTCTGCCAATATCCGCCCCCACTTGTCGGCCAAGGCATACGGAATAGGGCTATCAATCTCACTCACCTGCACGCCGTTACTGGTGAGCGTGCCATCACGATTGACACCCAAGGCTAAACGGCCTGCTGGGTCAACCACGGCCAACTCTAATGGTTTGCCGTCGTAGGGGTTGGTAGCCTCATCCTGCGTATCAAGCTCAAAAGCGTTTAAAAGCGTCTGTAATAACACGATAGCGTCGTAGTTGTCAGAGGCATCACCACCATAGCTTGTGCTTGCCTGTACCCAGCTACCAGTGCCACTTGCCCCACTTTTAATGTAGGCGTAGCCTGCCTGTGCGCCACTCAACACCAAGGCAACCTTTTTAGCTGGCCAAGCTAGGTCGGCATCCATGTTAGCCTTGGTGTCAAAGCCAATAACCGCCCCAAGGTCGACAATGGCCTTAACGGCGTTAGCAAGGGTCTTAATCGCCCCACTGCCCACTGTTACCGTGGCCGAATCAGTGCCGTTTACCACGTCGTCAAACTTATCAGCATTGGCTAGTAAAAGGGTTATAGCCGCCTGTAATTCTGCTTGAGTTGCCACTTAGTCTAAGCCTCCTAAGCTGTATTCTAATTCTTCGTTAACAAGTCTGTCTAGCTCATCGCTAAAACTAAGGGTAAAGGCGTTGCCGTAGTCACCAACAAACCAAGTCGTTGCGCCGTCTAGTTGCATAAAGTTTAGCACCTCAAGCGTCATGGCTACAGTGTAATGCACGTTGCTAACATTTGTCACCTTTGGAGGCTCATCACCCTTAAATCTAGCGTCAAACAACTGGTAACCGTCTGCGCCGTTAAGCACCTGCACGGCAAACCAACGGCTACCACCTTGCAGTATTTCATTGTAAAAGTTGAGAAAGATAGTGTACTCGTCTATGCCGTTATTATCTTTCTGCAACACGATTGTTTGCTCAACCAAAGTAGGCATAGAGCTAAAGCGACGGCGTTTGCGGGATGCCCCTTGCTCAAACTCGCTAGAAAGGCTTGTCATCCCCGCCTGTGTGACAAGGCCAACTAAAGGCTTAAAGTTAAGCAGGGTTGGCCAGTTAATCGTTGCGCTTACCATAGTTATCCGTTCCCCATCGCTGAGTTGAGGCCGTAGCGGTTCTTAAGGGCGTTCGGGATAGCCCCCGACCCTGTGTTGATAGAGGAGGCCACACGGCCTAGCACCACGTCTATTATATCAACACCACCTTGGTTACTGCGCTGGGCTTTCGTCCCTTCGGGGGCGTTGTGGATGTTCACCACCACGTTACTGCCACCGCCAAGCAAACCCTTGGTGGCTTGGTTGCTGTGTACCCTTGCCTGTTGGCCAAAAGTTACAAGCTCCGCTCCACGCTCGCCTACTAACACTGGCCTGCCGACTGGAGGCATCCCGCCGTTAGCAAATGCTGGCACTGGTGCGCCACCACCGACACTTGGCACACCCCTTAGGGTAGGCATTGAAAAGCCTTTGGCCTGATTCATAATGCTTGCGCCCAACTGGCTCAACAAGCCCCCGCCCTGCCCTTGTGCGCCAAAGAGTGAGTTCATTAGGGGGGTGACTACCTTTAACTGAATAATCACCCTTGTAATGTCACGTAGCAAGCTGCTGGTTAGGTCGGCAAAACTTAACTTGCCACTAGCTACCATGTTGGCAAACTCTGTACCAACATTGACCGTCACCTGTTGTAAGTCATTCATCGCCGTGCTGGCTGTACCCGCTGCGTTGGCGTAATCTTCCCACACGCCTGTTAAGGCTTCACTAGCTGGCAAGGTGACATCTAGTTCCTGCCGATACTCTGCCAACTTAGCGTTAAAAGTGTCAAAGCTAATTAAGTTGTTTTTAGCCAGCAGGTCAAGCTCTGCTACTTGCTCGTTAAAGGTGTCAAGCGGTGTTTTAAGGCTGTTTAGTATCTCGGTGCTACGGCTAAATAGGCTTTCCATGTAATCGCTTAGCGGCTCTATGCGTTCAGCGACAAACTCTTTTTCAGCCTTAGGGAGTGCGCTACTACGGCCACCGCCTCCACCGCTACGGCTACGGCCTGCCCCACCGCCACCACCCCCTACGGCGGGGAGGCTTACCTTGGGGATAGAAACACCTATTGGCTTTTGCCCTCTACCCTCTAACCTAGCTAGTTGTTGCTGAAAATCGGCAATTTGTGCGTCTATTGCCATGCTAGACTGGCCTAAACCAACCTTGCCCAACTTAGTTTTTTGCCCTTGCAGGCTAGCAATCTGCCCCTTTAAATAGTTAGGGTCAAGCCTTGCTTTTTGGTATTTGACTTGGCCTTGTGCGGCTGTAAGCTCACCAGCCCTTACGTTGGCTTGGCCTTTTTGAATAAGCTCTGCTACACGAATACCAGCCAATGCGCCTAAGGATGCTACAAGCACGCCAACTGGGTTAATTAAAGCACTTACTCCAACAAGCAAGCTCCCTAACCCTGCCGTCATGCTAGCAATGCCACCTATAATAGCAGGCACAACAATCGGGATAGCCCTAAAGGCTAACAACAAGCCACCCCCGCCCACTAGGGCTAAGATGAGCGCATCAACAACAACTTTATGGTCAGCGTAGGCTTTAGTAACCGCCCCAATACCATCAACGGTATCATCAAACGCCTTGCCTAGGGCTAGCATACCTTTGGCTAAATTGGAGCTTGCCCCTGTCGCCTCATCAAACTTGCCAACCATGTTGGTAAAGCTAATACGGATGTTGTTGGTTGCCCTCTCTACCGTGACTGGCATTTTGGTAAAGGCCTCGTCGGCCTTAGCAGAGGCGGCGAGCAGGGCTTCAAAGAAGTCTTTACTGGCCAGCTTACCAGTTACTTGCATCCGTTGCAGCTGGTCTGTCGTTACGCCCATTTGGTCGGCTACGGCTTTTAGGACACCGGGGAGGTTTTCATTCAATGATTGGTATTCTTCTGCACGAATAAGCGTACTGCCAAAGGCTTGCCCTAGCTGGGTTAAGCCGTACTTCATTTGCTCACTGCCAGCACCAGTAATGACGCTTAACTTTTGTACCGTGTCCGTAACCCTTAGTATCTCGGCGTTAGTGGCCTGTAGGCTAGGGGCAACCATTGCCATGCGCTGAAATACCGACACAGTAGTCTCAAGGTAAGTGCCAGCGGTTTGCGCCTGCTTACTTAACTGGGCGTAGTTGGCTGTGGCATCCCCTAACCCTTGGCTCGCCACCGTTACCCTTGCGTTTAGCTGTTTAAAGGCATCGGCGGTGCGTAGGATAGACTGCAAGCCCCCGCCTGTGGCCGTAATCACTAAACCAGCGGCGAGGGTCTTAATGCCATTAGAGGCGGCTTTAGCAGAGTTTTCAACAACCTGCATAGAGCGTGATACCTTCACGCCCATTTCAGAACTGTTTTTCTCCATCTTTTTAAAGGCGGAGGTCATTTGGTTAAGCGTCGTTAATAACTCGCTACCGTCTGCCGATATGATGATAGTTTTCTTGCTAGCCATCATGCCGACACCGCCTTAGGTTGGATAACGCCCATCTTTTCGTAATAAGCACGCCACTCTGCCATTTGTTCAGGTGTTTTAAACTTAGGCTTCGGCTTCTCTACTGGCTTGCCCATGACTTCGTTTACAGGTTTATTCACCATAGTGCCAATAACCCACGCAAACCTCTCGGTTTGGCGGTTTTCAGCTTCAAAGTATCCTGTAAGTGCCATGTTTGTTTCCCAAGGGGTGTACTGCCATGCGTCTTTTGGGCGTATGCCTATCTTTATCAGTGCGCCTACTCGGTCTCTAGCCCATACAGGGCTGGCTACTTTCCCTCGTCGGGTTGGCCTTCTGTGGCTTCGGTTTCACCATCGCCAAACATGGCCTTAGCTACCAGCTCAAGCAATGCCCTAAAGTCTTTGGGGCGGGTCTGCATAGCTAAAGCCTTAGCTTCGTCGCCGTGTTCGGCTTTTAGGCCAGCCTCAAGCCACACCCGCCAGCCGTCAGCGTTAAGCCCTTCGGCCAGCACTTCACCAAGGGCGGTAAAGGGCTTATCAAAGTGCTTCTCAATCGTGGCGATAGCGTCCCAATCATAGGTATACCTTGCGCCCTTGTACTCAAAATCGTGCATAAATCACCCCTAGGCTCCGACTACACCAACGGTAATATCGCCAACACTTTGCCAATCATAGGTATAAGTAACGGCTCCGCCTTCTCCAACGATAGGCGCACTCAAGCCTGAAAACTTAACTGGCATACTAAAAGTTTGGTGGCCAGCCGTTGCGCCTGTTTGCAACAACAACGTAACCTGCGTGCTGGATTGTGTCGTGTTAGTCAAAGCCGTCATCATAGCGGCTTGCTCGGTTTCGGCAGTGTACTCAAGTTGAAAAGTCACAGTACCCGATGCTGATTCTTGGCCAGCTAAAAACCGTTTCGAGCGTTCGGCTGGAGAGGTTACATCGTGCATATCACGGGTGTACTGGAAAGTGGCCTCGCTAACGCTAGCGACCTCTGCCGTGCCTATCTTAACAACACCCAAGCGGATGTCTAAAACCTTATCTAAAGCGGTCATCTTGAAGTCGCTCCTATGTTGTGCCTAACGTGGTTATTGTAACACTAATTGAGCAGATGTGTAGCCTCTCCTCTGGCTTTTCTAGCATGGTAACGCCTTCAACCTCGCACATCGTCACCTTGGGGGTAAGGGTGAGGTCACTCCACTTGTGGAGAGTGTCAGCTATTGCACTTTTAAGGTCTAGCACCTGCTTTACACTTGTACCCCACACATCAATCTCAACGTCGCTGTGGAGCATCCCGCCCCACTCTTTAGCAGCACTTTCTCGCTCTTCGCCCTCAAGGGTAAGGCCAACAAACGGCGTGGGTTGCTTTTGTTCGTAGTAACCAAAGCGGATGCTTTTACGTGCCGTCGCTGCGGTTGCGTTAATTAGGCTAGTCACCGCACTTGTGGCGTGTAACTTGGTAATTAAAGCCGACAATGCACCACTCATTTGTTTAACGCCTTTTGTAGTTTGGCCAGCACTGGCACAATAGCTTTATCAAAAGTTCTGTCAAAGGTTTCTTGTTGAGCTTGCTTTGAAGCCATATCACCACGCTCAAAGAAGGGGTTAGGCACTTTGTTATGCACAGACCCGCTTATTACAAACTTGTAGTAGTAGGCCACTGGATGAACACTCACAATATGGCCGACTTCGTGTTGTTTAAGGTTGCGTTTAATGCGCTTAACCCAAATGTTGCCTTTAAGCGTACCCGCTAACCTTACGCCATTATTGCCTTTGTAGCTAAACTTTCGCCCTTTGTGCGTGCCAACTGGTGCCTCTGCTCTTACTGCCCTAGCGGCCACTTGAGCGGCTGCCCTTGTGGCTGGCAAAGCGGCTCTAGCCTGCACCTCTTTAGGCATCTGCTTGAAGGCTTCCCTTAAAGCTGGCATGTTACGGACTTCAACCTTGACCTTAACCATCTAGCTATCCGTCCCCCAGCGTTGGCAGTGAAGCTCTACCGAATCATAACGGCCTTTACCCTCAATCGGGGGGCATAAAATGCGGTAGTTCTCTCCATTGTACACTATCCTTTGGTCAGGCGATATAGCCTTGCCAGCCTCATAACGGACAGCAAACACTCTATCTACCGTGTGGTTTTCAATGGCGTTGTTATACTCGGCTTTACCCTTGCGCTTGTTGGTTACATCCTCTGCCCATAGCGAGCTTGTGGTAGCCCACGTTTTAGGCACAACACCGTAAGCGTCAGCCGTGCCATCAGTGGCCGTTTGTATGGCTATCCTGCGGTCTAAACGGCCTGCACGCATACTAAGCCCACCTCATAACGTAAGGGTGTACCAGTGCGCTTACAGCGTTGTCTAGCACCCTACTAGCCAGCTCGTCGCCACCACGGCTTGCGTCGTAACCCTTTTGCACCAATAGGTGAATAGCCGCTTTTAGGCTTTCAGGCACGGCGGAGGCGTTGCCATAGCCTGCTACAAACGTCACCACCACGGCGTTAAGGCGTTGCAACTCTACCGTTGGCCATGTCTGCCCTAGCTTTAACATCACCCTTGCAGGCTCGGCCACCGTATCCACTTGGTAACCGTCAGTGCTTAACGTAGTCAGTGTGCCATCGCTGGCATAGTATTGGATACTACTTACGCTTTGAACTGGGGGCTTTGGCAAAGTAAAACAATCACCAGCGGGGAAATCGTCAAGGTGCATTTGCCAAGTTTGCGTGACTAACGCCCTACCAAGTATGCCTTTGTCACCCTTGGCTGTGCCTTCAAGTTGCTCAATAGCACTATTAAGGTAGGCTGTAACAAGGGCATCATCCACACTAGCGTCAATACGGCAGGCCAGCTTTGTCTCGGAGAGACTAACAGGCGTTACCGCTGGTGCTACCGTGCGAATCAGGCCAGCCATGCGCTACCCACCAACAACTAGGCGAAACGTGCCTGTTTTTGCATTGCCACCTTGGGCAATCACAATCTTTAGTCGTTCATTAACCATGGGGATATAATCAGCAACAACAGGGTTGGCTGACCCATGCTGTAGAACACCACCAGTTGTATCATGCACTGTGCTACGTGGGCGCATAAACCTAGATGCGTTTACGTCCGTGCCAGTCCATACCTCATGCGCCGTGTTTTCTGTTGTTATTGTAAAATCCACACCATCGGCAAAATCGGTTTTAATGTAATCAACACATTGGATGCGCCCGTTGTACGTTTTTGCGCTGTAAGCCGTGGCTGTCCCATCAGCGGCAGTTGTTACTGTTATGTTTTCATGCTGAAAATAGCTCATTAAACACCTTCCCAGTTAGTGCCACTGGCTGCGCTAACCACAACGCCATCGCCTGCGGGGTGTCTCACAACAACGTATTGGTCGGCAGGGTTGGCACTAGCAACGGCGGTAATGACAGCGATGCCAGTAGCAGCGGTTACGCCTAAAAAGTGCTTTTTGGCAGTAAGGGCAGTATGTATAGCACCAGTGGCAGCCGTTACTGTACCACTGTAAGTATCAGCAGTAAGGCCAATACCTGTAGTGGCTTCGCTAATCCACATCTCAAACGGTACAACCTTGGCCACTGTTGCGCCTAAAGCATCCACTGCAGTAATCGTGATGTCCATACCATCAGTAGTAGCACTATCGGCTAAACCAATGGTAAAGCTCTCAACCACGGCGTTGCCACCCTTGGTTACTTTACCTGTGGATAAGATGTTAAGTGTACCGCCAATGTTGTCAACGTCTCCACCTTGCTCCGAGTAGTTTAAAGCATTGTAGCCAGTCATTATGTCAGCTCCTAAAACTTGTGTTTATGGGGGAAGCCCCCCTGCTAGAGGGGGGCGTGTGTCGTTAGGTGGAGGCGTTTACAGGGGCAATGTGAGGGTGTCCCTTTGTGGCAGAGGCGGCTGTTACTGTGCCAGTGCTGTGCGTCCCACTAAAGTTGTACTTTAAACGGACGTAACGCTTTGTGCCTTTATAGCCAGCTTTGTACAAGGTAGAGGCGGTAGCGTTGCTGTTGACAACGGCAATCGTCCCTACGTTTGTGCCAGTGACGTAGTTGGTAAGGTTAGCGTTGGCAACGGCGGTAAAATCGCCATCGGTTGTCTC